CTCCTAGAAAGCCTGGACGTCCAAGAAAACCTAGACTTGTAGACAAGGTTGTTAAACTCCCTGATGAGATAACAACTATTGTTGAAGAAGTTAAGAAAAAGGAAGAGGTTGCAGAAGTTCAAGCTTATAAAGAAATAAAGGAAGAGATTCGTAAGGATCACAATGGAGGCTGGGATTTCACTAAGGATGTAAAACCTGAGTTCTTTGATGCTGAATGTTCCTATGAACATACTGGCTACCGTCCTATTAATAGGACTGAAGGACTCGATTTTAACCCTGAATGGTTTACTAAGACAAGGGAGTTATTTTTAAAGACAGGTCACTATTGTACCTATCCTAAAAATACAAAAGCTTACAAAGATTTTTGGGATGAAGAATATAAACGATGTAGATACGGGATGCAAGTAAATGGATACACTATTACAGGTGATAATTACTTCTTCCTTAATTACTATCAATTGATGGACTTGGATTCTGCAGAAACAGCAGGTGAAGGTCGTCAGTATATATTCCCTAATTTTTATGTAGGCTAGTATGAGTGGTTTCACTATGTGGAGTTATGTAAGAAACTACATTTAAATGCTTGCTTGATGAAATCTCGTGAAGTCGGATACTCCGAAATTGATAGTGCTATTGCAGTAAATAATTATAATTGTAGAAGAAATACAATTAACTTAGTAGTAGCCCAATTAGGTGATTATCTTACTAAAACTCTAGATAAAATGTGGAAAGCTATGTCTTTCCTTAATAATTATACTGATCATGGTTTCTTTAAATTACGTCAAGTTTGTGATACACAAGAATTAAAAAGAGCTTCTTATTATAGAATCAAAGAAGGTCAGAGAGTTGAGGATGGTTGGATGTCTTAGATACAAGGCATTGTTGCAAATAAGCCAAATAAAATTCGTGGTGATCGTACTGATTTATTACTATTTGAAGAAGCTGGTTCTTGGCCTGATTTAACGAAAGCTTTTACCCAAGCTGATGCACTAGTAGGCCCTCCAGGAAAATAGTGGGGAGTTAGAATACTAGGAGGTACCGGTAGATAAATTTATTATATATTTAAATCTTTATAATAAATATCTTGAATTCTGCCGCTTAGAAGAGGAATCTTCTTTGAGAAAATCGAGCAAAATCGGAGAAAGCTGTGATTAAATTAATTTGTGTAAAATGTGGAAAAGAAAAAGACGTTTCAGAATTTTAGAAACGTCCGGATTCTAAGACTGGGTATTTTAGACAATGTAAAGAATGTCAAAAAGAAGTATCAAGACTTAGAAGAGAAAAGAATAAATTAGATCCTGAAAAATATTTAAAAAGTAGAGTAGATAGTTTAAATAAAGCTTCTGGGCGAAGGACTGGAAAATCTAAAGAAATTATTGAAAATTCCAATCCTATAAGTATAGAAGATGTAAAATCTTTAATAAATACAAAAGGATTAAAATGTTCCTATTGTAACACTCCGTTGACATATAAATCTATGGTTTTTGACCATATCACACCTTTATGTAGAGATGGAGAACATTCTATATCTAATTTATAGTTATGTTGTAAAGATTGTAATAATTTAAAACTTGAACGTACTGATAAAGAATTTAGGATTTTTCTACAAGATTACATAAAAAGATTTGCTAATTCCGAGGTAAATTCCGAAATTACGAAAGGTTCGGAATCACCGTAGAGCGTAGAGAATGAATAAATATAAGTTCTCCAAGAGTGTTCGACACCCAGAACGGGTGAAAAAGTACGCCGAACTTACATGAAATGAAATGTAAGAAGTATAGATAAAAAGCTATACGATAACAAATTTGGGAGACTCTGGCCCGGCATTAGAGGGTTTAAGAAAGATGTATTATAAGCCAAAGATATTTGGTATCTTACCTTATAGGCATCATTACACTCAAGACGGTTCCCAAGTTCTTACAGCATACTTTATGCCATGCTTTAAAGTAATTAAATTTGCTGGTTATACAGATGCTAGAGGATGGACGGATCCAGATAAAGGTAGAGCTTTCTATGAAGCACAAAGAGATGTAAAAGCAGAAGATCCAAAAGAACTTGTTACCTATTCCGCAGAGTATTGCTTTAATGCTGAGGAAGCATTTTCTTTGGAAGGTGATAATAAGTTCGATAAAGCCATTATATCAGAGCAGTTAGCTACTATACGATTGCATAAAGCTGCCCCACCTATTGAGAATGGTTCAATCCATTATACTTATAAAAGTAGTGCGCACGTGCGTGAAAATATTAATGGGTTTATTTGGAAACCCAATATTAATGGTAAAGTACATATTTTGGAACATCCAGTCTGGTCAGATTTATATAAAGCAGACCATGCTGGGGATGAGCGTTCCTATGACGAGATGAATAATTTGTATGTAGCAGGTATTGACTCTATTGATATTGGAGCTAAAGATACCTCCGCTTATACAGAGAATCCTTCTAAGTTTTGTATTACCATTAAGAAACGTACATTTGGATTACAAGAACCTCAATATGTTGCGTACTACAAAGATCGACCTGATGACATTCGTGAAGCTTACAAAATTGCTATGTGTTTAGCTATGTATTATAAAGCAATTATTAATATAGAAGCTACTAGAGTTTCAATGCTTACTTGGGCAAAGGAAAAAGGATTCTATAACTTCTTTATGGCTAGACCAAAAGCAACTTATCCCGATATTACTAAAGTAGGTCGAAGGACTGTAGGTACTCCAGCAACTGCACCTATTATTGATCATCAAACTGACTTAATTGCAAATTATGTAAAAGACTGTGGTCACATGATTTGGTTTGAAGAAATGCTCGATGAGCTTATGCGATATACGGATGAGAATAAAACTCATTTTGATATTATCGCAGCCATGGGTATGACAGAGTTAGCCGATGAAGAATTAGGAACAGTAGTACCAGTTAAGGTTGTTAAAACTGATGAAACTTGGGAAGATGTTGGATATTATACGGATGAAAGAGGTTACAAACGTTGGGGAGTGATTCCCAAGAAAAATAAAACTAACATACAATTAACAAATGAATACATAGACAGAGGCCCAAGATCAAGTGACCCCAGAGCTTGGGGTTAGGGATAAAGTTCTAGAAATCATAGAGAAGGTGTATGAATGTTGTTTTGCAGGAAATCTAAGGGTAATCCCATTAAAGACAGTTGGCTGGCAAGTTGAAATTGGTTTACCTAATATAGAGAAACCATTCGTACTTGCAGCTGAATTGCCTTTAGATGAATTCCTAAAATACTTGGAGAAAGAGTTACGATTTAGTAGTTGGGATTATACTGAACACTACAAAGTAGAACTTAATTACTCAACGCTTGAAAAGCCTAATATTTAATAATTATGGATAAGAAGAAATCAGACGAAGAATTGTGTAAGAAAACTGACATTGCTATCGCAGAGTTAGTTTACGACAAGGACGATTTACAAAAAGCCTATAATTACTATAACTGCAAACGCGACTCCGAGCAATTTAAATACTTAGAAGATAACTTCGGAATTGGTAATCCTACTAGTGTAGAGTTCACACCTTTAATTAGAAAGCATGTAGATGCTTTAGTTGGAGAGTTTTTAGGAACTCCAATCTTACCAAAAATTTCTTGTAAAGACTAGCAAACTATTTCTAGTATTACTAGAGAGAAGGAACTAACTATTACTAGAGAAGTATATAAAACAGTTCAGAAATAGTTGCATAATAAAATTCTAGATTTTATGGAAACTGGGGATGATAAGAAATTAACAGATCCTTATATCTAGCAAACTTTAGACACACTTATAGCTGACCTGAACGATAACTTTATATCTAAGTATGAAATTGCAGCACAAGACGTTGTTCAATATATAATTTAGGATAGACGTACAGACTTTAAACGTAAACTTTGGGATTTGCTTAAAGATATTCTTATAGCAGGACAAGATTACTATAGAGTCAAGTCTTCTCCTAAAAAGACTAATATCGTTATTGAAGTTTTAGATCCATTAAATACATTCCCCGATTACGATGCTAATTCTCCTTATGTGAATGAATCATCTCGTATAGTAGTAAGACGTTGGATGACTAAGACCTAGATTCTACAAGAGTTTGGGCCTGAAATGTCTAGAGATGATGTAAATAAGCTTAAAGAAAACTGGAAAGAGGAACTTGACTATTCTAGTAAATACGTAAGACTTATGCACACAGCAGGTTGTTAGTCATTAGGTATATAGGGTGATGTTGAAGCTGTTGTAGAACCAGGAAGACCTAATCAGAAACATAAGGGTTATAATCCTGAATATGAATAGATTCCAGTTTACGAAGTTGAATGGATTGAAACAGATGATGATTTTGTTATGCAGTTATACCAGACAGTTCGTATAGGATAGGATCTTTATATACTTAGAGGACGTAAAGATGACGTAACTAGAAGTGTAGATAATCCTAGTTTCTGCAAACTTACTATTAATGGTGTTATGTTTAGAAACAGAAGTAATGAACCTTATTCTCTTGTATTAGCTTGTGCTAATCAATAGGATAGATATGATTTACTTATGTTTTATAGAGATAACTTAATTGCAAACTCCGGAACTACAGGTGATTGGATTGATGAAAGTCTTATTCCTACTAACTTGGGAGTACAATGGCCAGAGCGACTCAAGAAGTGGTTATCTTATAAGAAATAGGGAATTGCTTTATTGGATACTGCCTAGGAAGGTCGTTTAGCTACTGGATAGGCTCCAATTAATACAATCTTTAATGGCTATGATGATACTGTTAAGGTTTAGGCAGTACAAGCTATTTAGATGGCTTTGGATTCGGTAGAGCAAACTGTAAGTTCTATTTCGGGAGTTTTTAGAGAACGACTAAATGGTATTGAGGCTAGAGATGCAGTTACAAATGTAAAAATAGGTTAGACTAACTCATTTACTATTAGTAAGTAGTGGTATGCTCAAATGGACTTGTTAACTGAAGAAATGTTAACGGATTGTCTTAATGAAGCAAAGATTACTTACAAAAATGGTTTAAGTGGTTAGTTGCTTTTAGGTGATAAATACCAAAAGATTTTTACAGCTTTACCTGAATACTTTACTTTATCTGATTGGGATATACATGTTACCGCTAATGCAGATATTGTAAAAGACTTAGAACAATTAAAGCAATTTGTTCCCGAACTGGTTAAAGCTGGTGGAGTTCCATTTGATACATTCTTTGATATACTTGATTGTAAGAGTATGAGTTAGGCTAAGTATATTGCTAAGACAGCTATTCGTAAATAGAAGGAAGAGCAAAATCAACTTGGTTAGTTACAACAACAATTACAACAAGCACAGCAACAATTGCAGCAAATGTAGGGTGAACTACAAAAAGCACAATCTAAAGTAGAACAACTTAATGAGCAGAAGTTGCAAATTGAAATGCAAAAGAATAAACAAGATCTTCAAATCGAGATGTATAAGGCTAAAACTGATCGTGACTTTAAGGAATCAACTGCTAAGAACGATACAGAAAGAACTAAAGTCGAGATAGCCCAATTACATGATGGAAATCCTTATAATGATACAATTAAACAAGTACATTAATTATGGCATTTAAAGTTTGTATGGTTGGTAACTGTAGTGTATCAGTTACTGACCTTAATGACGAGAATTATCAAGACTCTTCAATACTAACCACATCTGGAAGTATATATTACACTTTCTTAGAATCAGCTACAGTAAATGCTTTAATTAGTATTACTTACGATGATACAAGAACTGTTCAAGATTTTGACATTACCACACATAATTCAGTAACTAATGATTTGTCAGGAGAAACCTCCTATATTACAGATGAGTCTATATTAACATTTGGTACTGATGGTTTATACGAAGTACAACATTTAATTTTACCTACTGAAGAATTTATACTTGCTCATGAATCTGAGAATTTAAATAGGTATTTCCCCAACGGAATTTATTTTGTTAAAGAGGGTAGTATTTATAAGTACTTGGGCGAGAACGAGTATGAACTTGTTGAAGTCAACTTACTATTTGAAATTAATGTTGAAGATACAACTATTATTAAAGAGGCTAAGAATACATTTTCAGTGTGCCATTTACAGGATTGTTACTACAATTTATGTAAGAAATTACTCAATAATTTGTGTAGCTGTAACAGGAACTGTAATGTACTTAACACTTATGCTGATGATATTTTTAACCGCGATTTAATTAACATGGCTTTACATGCTATACAGTATGCGTTAGAAACTGGACAGTATTATGAAGCTTAGCGTTTATTAGAAATAGTTACAGGGTGCGGTGAGATTTGTGCAGAGTTTGATCCTAATAAATCTAATAAGAATGGCTGTGGATGTAATCACTGAACTTAAAAAGAAAGTAGTTAAAGACTTTGGTAAATATATTGCAAGACTTGGTAAAGGATATAAAGATGATTATGATTTAATCTTACATGAAATATCCTTTATCGAGTGTTACCGAGGTTTAGATAATGTAGATAGAATGGCAGAATTCCTAATTAGAAATTAAATATGCGTTGGGCGTGTAGCGATGATTTACAAAATTACTTTAGAATAAAAGATTTACTGGGAGGTCTAACAGAAGCATAGCAAAAGCAACTTAGAGAAAATATAGGTATTTCAACTAGTGAGGGAGGATAGCAAACACCAGACGAAATAACTTATAATGAATTATTATCTAAGATTAAAGGCAACTTACTGGTTACTGGTGCCCGATATATTATTAAGGATTTTCAGACTATTTATGAAACTACTGAAGGAGTTCGGGGCTTAACAGAATTTCCT